TAAATATTTGTACTATTTTTTACTTCGATTTGATAATAGCCTCTAATTATTAAATTTATTTCCTTACTTACTGAATTTAAACCTTTGTAAATTGTATCATTTTTTGCGTGGTTTTTATCAATTATTATAATTTGTCCATCACTTTGATAATTTAAATAACATTTTTCGGTTGGGTAAAGTTCGGGAATTTGATTTTTTTCAATTTCAGGAGTGCTACAACTTAATAAAGTTGCAAAAATTGGTATTAATATTAATTTTTTCATTTTGTTTAGTTTAGTAATTTAGTTATTTTATTTTTTCTAATCGATAATTTTTATATTCTTTTTTGTAGTTTCTATTTATAAAAATGTTTATATCCTGGAGTTTTTTAAACCAATGCTCAAAACCTTTTTTAGCGAATTTATATTTTTCGCATTTTTCAGTAATTAAGCCTAATTCATTAATAGGGAATTTTTGTAAATAATTGCTAAAAAAATCAACTTGCTTTTCAATATCAATTTTTCGCTGTATTAGTTTGTTAAATGTTTGCATATTTTCTAATTTATTTTAGTTACTGTCATTATTCTATTAAAAGTATCTTTATATTCATTTTTAATTTTACACATCATTTGATCGTATAAAAAATTAACTTTTATTTCATGCCATGCGTTTTTTTCGCCCTCTAAAATGTAATAATCAATTTTATCATCATTAACGTTATAATTTCTAAAATGTATTTTTGCTTTACCTATTCTATTAAGTGAATTAGTTTTTATAGTTTCTATAAAAATTTCCCGTTTTGGATATAAATTTTTCATTTTATAAGTTTTTTAATTGGTTCATAGTTGCTAAAAAATACTCAATAGCTGAATCCAAGCAAAGCCCCTCTTTTTCTTTTAATATATTATCATTAAAAGATAGTTCGACACTATAAAAACCGCCTAAAATAGCGGTTTTATTTTCAATCATTAAAACTGTATAATTTTTATTTGAATAAGAATTTATTGTTTTCATTTTGTTTAGTTTTTAAAAGTTATTAATTTGTAATACAACCGAAAGTATAATAATAAAAAATGTAAATAGTGTTATTTGTATAATTGTGTTAATTGTTGGATCTGTTTTTTTACGTTTCATATTGTTTAGTTTATTTAGTTGTTAAAAATCATTTATTATTAATGTATCAATTTTTGATTTTAGCATTTTTAAAAAATCTGAAGTATTTCCAGACTCAAAAAAATCAATTTCCATTTGTTCAATAATTAAATGCATTATTTGCATTTTTTCAATTTGTATTTTTTTTAATTGTTTCATTTGTTTAGTTTTTAGCTTTGTTTATAAACTCAATAAGTAATTTGTTTACTTTTTTTTCTCTTATTTTATAGTCAAGATTATAATCAAGTGAAATTTTTTGCGCCTTAGCTTCAAATTTGCGCACAAGTTTATAATCTACATTTTGACCTATTGGATTATAGCCCGTAGATAAACAAACCCCGTCAATATTATAATAATCACAAGCCCAACCGTTAATACCGCTTGAATACGCAAACGGATTTTTATAACGGGTTAAATTATCAATATCACAATATCCTATTGATAAAATAGTGTTGAAACTGTTTTTTACTGCTGTTTTAGTTACTTTTGTTTTCATGTTTTTAGTTTTTATAGTTTATATTATTTTAATTTAAATTTATTATATTTTTTATTTTTTCGGTTAATTCATAAGCGGTAATATAACCGCTTTCAAAATCTTCTATTAAATACAAAATTTCTTTTTTCATGTTTTTAAGTTTTATAAGTTATTATTTAAATCTTTACAAAATTCTATTGCTTCTTTTCTTGTGAAGTTTTCGCCAATTTCGTCAAATCCCTCTTTATTTATTATAATATATCGATCCTCAGTATTTATGTGACCGAAACAATTAATATTTCCTTTATAGTCATAAATTAAAATACTATACATTTTTTAAAGTTTTAAAAGTTAGTTAATGATTTTACTTAATTCGCTAATTGAAACGCTAATTGTTACAATTAATAGTATTAATAAAAAAATACTTTGTCCTGGATTTTGTTTAATTGCTTTCATGTTTTTAGTTTTTAGTTTTAGTTTATAATTTGTTTTTTATTTAGCGCCTTAGCTTGATAAACGAATCAAGTTAAAAATGTTATTTTTAAAATTCTGAGTTCTAAGGCTATTTTTGTTTAATTTTTCGGTATCCGTTACAAGCTACAAAGATTTCCTTATTAATACGAGTTAATAAGGCTTTATACTAATTAGGGTGCTACCTGTTAAACTTTCAAAATGTCAAAGAACTATTTTTTTGTAGTTGTTAGTATTATTACTTCCTTTCTACACTACAAATATAAGTTGATTATAAACAACTACCAAATAAATAAGTAAGTTTTTTATAAAAAAGTATAAAATAATTGTAAATAATTTGTAATTGGTTGATAATAAACAACTTAAGAATAAATATAGTTGTAAGAAAATACAACAAATAAAGTAAGATAAAGTATTAATACTGATTCAATCAAATAAGGATATATAACAAACAATAAAACCAAAGTAAACAACTAACAAATAAAATATATAACTTTGCCTTAAATCTATTAAAACTAACAAAATGAATAAGAAGCAAACAAAGACAGAAAGCAAAACACAATTAACAGAAAGCGCAAAAGAACTCATTAAGACTGTAAGCGAAACAAAACCGAAAGAATCAAAAGAATTCCAGCCAATTAGCAAAAGTATCACCACTATAAACCACAAGAGTAAAGAAGCACAAGAAGAAAGAGAAAGAAAGTTTAATCTAATCATAAAGGAAATAGAAAGCAAAGGTAAAGGAGTAAACACCGCATGTAAGAAATACAATTTAGATCCGAGAACGTTCTTTAATTTGGTAGATAAAAACCCCGCATTACTTCAGCAATACACACGCGCGCTCGAATTGAAAGCCGACGTAATAGCGGAAAGGATAATCAGAAACAGCCACAACAACGCAAACGACTTCTATACTGATTCAGAAGGCAACCTAAAACCGAATCCCGTTGCAGTACAGCGCGACCGCCTGAAGTTAGACGCGGACAAATGGCTTTTATCTAAGATAGCACCGAAGAAATACGGCGACCGCTTGACCTTAGACGGTGAAGTTAAGACAGGGCAACCGCTAACAATAGAAAACATTAACATGATATTGAACGAGATCAAAGACGAATAGCCTATTTACAAGGCTTCGCGCTTCATTAAGTACTAATAGTTTACGCAACCAACAACCAAACGCGCCCAAATTTGTAGGAAAAACAAAGGACCAAACGCGCAAAGGTCAAAATTAAGAAATCAACAACCGCGCGCCCTCAGTCAACATGGTCCACGCGCTGAAGACACGCCACAAATGTAGGAAAGCGGGGCGTATAATAATAAAAACTTTTGAAAATGGAAGATAGGGAGTATAAAAAGCCCAAAAATATTTTTTACCAAAATTTCACCACAAAAAAACCAAAAGGCAAAATGGGTTTCAAAAAAAAATTTTTCCAAAAAATCTGATTGTAAAAAACTAATTCTATATTTGCATTAAACTAAGATTATGAATGATGTAGTTGCTTTAGAGCAGTTAAGAGTAGTCCAGGCGAAATTAATGTCGAGTTGCATGACTTTTACAAAATACTTCTTTAAAAAGCGTTATGGAAGGAGTTTTGTAGTTAATTCTCATCACGAAACGATATGTGATGCGTTGGATAAGGTAATTAGGGGCGATATAAAGAAATTATGCATAAGTATAGCTCCTCGATATGGAAAAACGGAATTAGCGGTTAAAAACTTCATTGCATTGGGTTTAGCGCACAATCCGAGTAGTAAGTTCATACATTTGAGTTATTCTCAGAGTTTGGCTTTTGATAATAGTGAAAGTGCGAGAGATTTCGTTGCGAGTGAAGATTATAACACTATTTTTCCTTATGTTGAGATAAGTAAGACAAGTGCGAGTAAAAATAAGTGGCATACTACGAGAGGTGGTGGAGTGTATGCAACTGCAACTGGTGGGCAGATTACAGGTTTTGGTGCAGGTGAAGTCGATAGAGAGATTTTCGAAAATTTACCCGAACAGACAAAAGTATTTGCTGGGGCGATTATTATCGATGATGCATTGAAACCTGATGATGCTCTGTCTGATTTAAAGAGGCAAAGAGTAAATGAAAGGTTTGAAACTACGATTAGGTCGAGAACTAACAGTAGAGAAACTCCGATTATAGTAATTGGGCAAAGATTGCACTCAAATGACTTAATTGGGTATTTAAAGGAAACTGAGGAAGAAGAATGGACTTTTATTGATATTCCATGCATTACTGTCGATGAATACGGAAATGAACAAGCATTATGGGAATTTAAGCAAACATTGGCTGAATTGAACCAAATCAGACAAATTGACGAAAATATCTTTGAAACTCAGTATCAACAGAACCCACAAGACTTAGTTGGTAAGTTGCTGCCATTGCAATCTTTACAATTTTATAATTTCGATAATATACCAATAAGCTCTATCGTATTTAAGTTTGCAGTAGGCGATCCAGCAAATACAGGCGGTGATTATTATTCGATTCCATTTATGCACGTTGCGATTATTGAAGGTAAACTTTTGTGTTTTGTTAAAGGGATTATTCATTCAAAAGATGGGATTGAGATTATTAATGAAAAATTAATCGATAAGAGTAGGGAGCATTTTATAGAAGAAGTGTTTTTA